TTTTACAATTATACTCGTACATAACTTTCCTAATTGGTGGAGGTGAGGGGAATCGAACCCCTGTCCGAAACAGCTTTCAATCGACTTCATACGATCATAATTATATTATCGCATATTTAGAAATAATTAACAACCGTAACTTTTGCGATATGTTTCTCTTAAATCAATAAATTTATTAATCCAATCATCACGTTTTTCTTCAAATATAACACAACCTTCGTGTGCAACTGTCATAATAATAACTAAATTAGATACAGGCACTTTTGTTATTTCTTCAAATGCAACTGCATATGCTGAACACTGCATAAAATAACCATGTATATGCTCTCTCTTCTTAACTTTAGATGATGTCTTAAAATCTATAACAGACAACTTACCATTGTATTCCGCTACACAATCTACAGTACCAGCTATTTGTAAATGATCAGAATATAACTTATCCTCTAACGCATGAATTTGATTTATGCTATCCAAGTGTGGCTTGATTGATTCCCACATTTCAAGATCAAAGTTTGTTTCGTCGAGTTCAATGTTCGAGAGATACTTTTCACATAATGTATGTATTCTAGTTCCTCTTTTTGAGGCTTTTGTGGAGATTCTGGCAGCTTCCTCTTTGCCAACTCTTTCCCTCCATTTTTTAATTGCCTCTTTAGCCAATAACCCTGTAACCGTTGTGACCGAAGGATAGGATCCACCTTCCGGGGTTTGGTATACTCGGATACCCTTATCGTTTGTAGTTCTCTTGATTCTGGGAAATTCATGATATATTCTCTCAAACATTGTGTATTATTTTATCAATCCTAATTTATAAACCGTTTTTCCATTCTCTTTCATAGCAGTCATTACTTTACTAATATTATCATCCGTATTATATGATACATGAACCCAGCCAGAGTCACCAACACCTGGTGTGTAAAATTCAAGTATTAATTGACGAAATTGGCAATTATCATTAATCCATTGTGCAATATCACCATTATCAACACCAGCTATCTCTATATCTGCTGCCATTCCTTTGCAATGATCTGATGTGCCAGATCCACCAATTGCTTTGTTAAGTTTACTACTTCTAAAACCAGAATTAATACTTACAGGTTTACCAAAATGCTCTCTAACTGGCTGTAACACATATTCACATAATAATCTTAAATTATCTATTTCATTATTGTTTGGTTGATTATCTATTCCACGACGAAGAGCTGTTTGGCTCTTCGTCATTTCGTTGAGTGAAAAATTATTAGTTAGTTTCATACATATCCTCGTAACAGTTTCTAGCTACAATATATTGTTTAACAAGTTCTGATCTAACAATATCTTCATTATAAAATTCCACAGTTTTAGCGTTTGGCATCATATCTGCTATTACCATAAATTTTTTCAAACCCGATTGTTCGTGTTTTTTGTATAAGTCGGTTTGTCTAAAGTCTCCACAAAATATAATTTTAGACTTTTGGCCAACTCTAGTCACAATACTATTTAATTCCATGTCTGTCATGTTTTGACATTCATCAACTAATATGATTGAGTCATCTAAAGTTATGCCTCTTACAAATGATGTATTCATAAAACTTATATTATGTTGTTCAGTTAATCTTTGATAAGCATCTCTTTTGCCAAAAAGACTATCACATATTTCTATATATGGCTTTTCATATACTGCTGTTTTTTCATGCTCATCACCAGGCAGATATCCTATATCTCTTGACGGCACCGCAGATCTTACTATTACTACTTTTTGTTTTGGTTTTCCTTTTGATAATATTTCTTCAATTGCTTTGTATAATGCAATATACGTTTTACCAGTACCGGCAACTCCATGTAAGATAATAAATTTTGATTCGTTATAAAGTTGAAAGAATTTTTGTTGGTTTCCAGTTAAAGGTTCTATTTGAAATAAATCATCTATCTTTATTTTTAACTTATTGTTAACTGCAACTGATAGATTTGTTGGTTGGGTTTGTACAAAATTTCTTTTGGCCATGCATGCCCCTTAAAGTTAAGTTTAACATATCACGTGTCCATAATCAATTTCTCGAAAGTTTATCACCTAAATTATTTCTTCTGCCTCCTGTCTTTTCTTTTATTTTTGATAACACTTCTCTAAATCCATCATCAGGACCTTTCATGCCCATACGAACAAGATCACCTAAACCAGGAAAGGTTAAGTGTATCTGTTCGAGATGTGGATTGTTTTGTTTAAATTCTGTGTGTTTATGAACGGAGAATTTATGTTCTTCAACATCACCAGTGTCTTTATTTTTAAATGTGTATGTGGCCATTATTTTTATTTAGGGAAAAATGTGGTTATGATTGTAAACTTGAAAAGATATTTTATTCTTACACTTTTCGAGTAATTTATTTTTAGCGCTACTTAGTGTACTCAATGAATTAAACACACCTGCAAATTGAGCATTTTTTTCGCGACCTTTGCTATCTATGACTTTATATTCTAGTACGTAAAATTCTTTCATACTATGCTCCATAATATCCTTTAGTTCCATTAGTTTCATATAATGAATCTACTCTATAAGTTTCATTTGAAGGTCTATCTAATGGAAATGGCCATGTTGATGCTAAAGATTCAGACTTATCTGCTATTTTATCAGCATCAGATGAAGTAAAAGTATATTCTGTTTGCCCTTGACCATCATCACAGGAATCGTAATTAATATTTTCCTCTAAAGAAAATTCAAAATTTTTATAAGTTTCCATTTCAGGATTTACATCATTACTATATGTTTTGTTAACTTCAGATTCTAAATCATCATATAAACTATCGTCCTGATCATTTACTAATGTTAAGTAACCGGATTCGCAAAATCCAACACTTCTCATAAACGAATAAAATTCATCAACCATTTCAGTTTCATCATTAGCAGCAAACTCATATGTAAGTTTATTTTTAGTTATTTTATTTTCTTGAATTATTGTATATTTGTAAGACATTAATTTCTCCTCATATTAGCATGATCGATAGCATCATTATTGTTAAAAATGGGAACGGGATTAGACTTATGAAGAGTACTAACGCCAATAACACTCGAACCGGTGTAGACATTTTTTTCTTTTTTAAGCGCTGGGGAAAAGTCTTCTGAATTGAGACTTGGAATCTTTTTAGTTTCTCTAGGAAATACTCCAGATACTTCAAGCGTTGCCCTCTTTCGGTTTATATCGCCTTGTAGATAAGCAGGTAATATTTTACGTTTTGAGTAAGGATTAATGCCAAGTTTTCTACTTTGCTTTGACTTACCATAATTTAAAAATTTCATCACATTTCCTTTCGAGGTTTGCCTCTAGATTTTTTAATTTCATCTTTTATTATAGCTGGAGGTAATAAATCTTGAAACGTTTCTCTGACTAGTTTTTCTGTAATAGATGGAAACTTTTCTTGTAATTTTTTATCTTTTACTAAACAAATTAAATATGCTTCTTCAATATTTAACCCCATCAACATTTCAATAAAAAGTTTTTCTCTTCTTGAACGAGACAAATTTTGATTGGGATCAAGCCATATATAAAATCTTCTAAATTCTTTTTCAAGTGTTGTATCTTCGAGGCCAGCTGGTTTTTCTTCATTTTTAAATGGGGGTACGCCTGGAGGCAGTAAAAACTCAATGTTTGGATTAAAATTATAATTTAATAAATGGCCAACAACCATATTTATGTGTGCTTCATTTCTTAATAAATTTAATCTATCTAAGTCATTAGATTGCTTTTCAACCATATTATATACTTCAGATACTAAATTTCTCATACAAATTCCTCTATGACGTCTAACATTTTACTCAGTTTATGCTCATTAAAATAATTCACTAGAATATCTTTATTCACCTTCATATCAAATGGTGGTTCGGCCTTTATAAATTCATTAGAAATATTGTTTGATATTTCAACTGGTATTCTTGACAAATCAACAAGCGTTTGGTTTCGTTCGAAATTTCTTACAAAAGCAGAATCTTGAGGCATTTCTGTTGGATTATTTTTCCATATATCTAATTTTTTAGAGTGTATTGGTCTTTGTCTTTTCCCTTGCACAAAAGCATCATCTTCTGTAAGAACATTTGGTACACCGTCGCCTTTGTCGCCCTTTATGATGTGCGTAAACAATACTTCCTTTGGATCTAAATTTGTCACAACATATTTATTTTTAATAGGAGACCACTGTTTAACATTATCAAATTTATGTAACTGAATAAAATCATGATCGCCTGAAATTATCATTACTGGCTCAACAGAATCTTTGTTTTTTACATATGTTGCAATAATATCATCAGCCTCTGCGCCCTCGACTTCAACAACAGCCCAAGGAAAGTTATCTTTAAGTTCTTTCTTTAACATATTTATGGTATTAAATATTAAATTCCAATCATGCCCTGAATCTTGTCTTGCTTTTTTTCTATTAGCTTTGTAGAAAGGAAAAAAATCTTTTCTCCAATACTTTTTACTATCACATGCTATTATCATATCTCCATACTTGTCTTTGAATTGACTATAATGGCTTCTTATAGTGTTAATAACCATGTGTCTAACTAAGTTAACTTCTAATTTACTATTTTTTGAATTCCCAATTTCAGCCATAATATTAGAAATTACTGTTTGTGAATAATCTACTATAATCATAAAGTACCTTTTTATTGAATCTACAGTGTAACTTAAAACACTATAATACTCAACGTTACTTTTTACTTTTAAACACTTTATCTAAAATTTCTTTTGGTATTTCAGATATATCTTTTTTATCAACTACTTCTTTTGTATCATCATATTCATCTAAATTAATAGTTAATGTTTTATTCGTCTTTGTATTTTTGGAACCTTTGGGTCGACCTCTACCAGAATTCCTACTATAGATCTTAACTTCTCTGTTAGCTGCTATCAAAAGAATAATAGCTAAAGGATCAAAAACCAGCACTATAATGATTATGACAGCTCTTACAGCCTTCTCTATGAGCTTCTTATCAGCTTCTCCATATATGAAATCAGCTATGTATTTTATAGGCCCTACTTCAGCTTCAAACACTATTTGTTCTCTATTTAAAATAAATTTTTTCTGTTGAAAACCTGACACTATCTCCTGTGCATCATCTATAATTTTATTAAGTTCGACTCTTTCAGGTTTTTGTTTTTCTCTTGTTGCAATGGCTCCAGTTGGACCTCTAACTCTATCAAAATCCATAAGAGTTTGAACTGCTTGATCTAGTTGGGATATTACTAATTCAGCATCAGTTATTCTTTTTTGTTGTCTTTGAACTTTTTTATCTATCAATTGTATCTGTAATGTATTATCACCAGATACAGTTGTTTGTTCAATATGAGCTTTTGATAAAAAACCAAAAATGCCCATTGACGTTATAAACGAAAGAATTAAAACAGCTGATGTAAAATAATATTTGAGTATAACTGGAGATGTCGCCCAGTTTCTATATAACCATGATGCGGCAACTAACTTAGATATCTCTAAGCTAACCCCCATTATGATAATAGGAATCTCTGCTGCTGGAAATATTGAGACTAATCCAACAATAGAATAAAAAGCGGCTACAGCAGATAAAAATAATGCTGAACCAAATAGTAGAAATATAAATGTCATAGTTTTAAATGGCTTTTGTTTACTCGTACGTTAATTATACCATTATACCATTTTTTAGAATCTTCTAGAACTGTGCGCGAAAACTGTTCTTTTGCTTCAAGGTAGTTAGCTGTGCCTTTTGATTTGCACAAATGTATTATTTCTCTTGTAAACTTACCTTCACCCAATTCTTTAATATCTCTTTTGAGTTCTTCTGATGAACTCCAATATTTTTTCCAATCGGATTCAACTGTTACTTTTTTCTTCTTTTTATTGACGGTTTTCCGTTTAAGAGACCAAAAAAGTTTCTTGCCAATATATTTTCTGCCATTGGTAGTGTTAGTAATAATATAAACAAACCCGTAGCTATCCCCCGGATCATTAAATTCTTCTCCTTTATATATCCACATTGGGAAATGGGTCCATATTATCTGTTTCCTCTATCTCCTCAATTTTATCAATTTGTGCACTACAAACTGGACAAAAATTAACTTCGTACATGTCCTCATCCAATTCGTAGTGAACCATAAATTTAGCATCACACTCATCACAAGTATATCTCAACATTAAGCAGCTCTACCCCAAACTTTATCCCAACCACCTGATAAAGAACCTTTAGCGTAATCTGTTGCTCTGTTTTCAAAAAAATTAGTATGTGTTGGTGCATTAATCATTTCTTCAACCCATGGTAAAGGATTTTTCTTTCTTTTATATATGCCTTTCATTCCCATACTAATTAATCTTCTATCTGCTATATATCTAATATATTCTTTTACTTCATGTGCTGTTAAACCTTCAATTGCTCCAGTCGCAAATGATAAATCAATAAACTTATCTTCTAGTTCAACCATCTTCTCTGCAATTGTATATATCTTACCTTTCAGACTATCATTCCATATTTCATTATTTTCTTCAACATAAGATCTAAATAATTTAATCATACCTTCTGTATGTTGTGTCTCATCAACAATAGACCATGTTACTATTTGACCCATTCCTTTCATTTTTCCATGACGTGGAAAGTTAAGAAGCATAATAAATGATGAAAATAATTGCATACCTTCAGTAAATGCACTAAATGCAGCAATGTGGGCAGCTGTTGATTCAGTAGTTCCATTCTTAGAAGATAAATCTACAATGTAATCGTGTTTTGCTCTCATCTCTTCATATTCTGCAAACTCTGAATATGTTGACTCTGGCATACCTAATGTTTCAATTAAATGTGAGTATGCTGCTATGTGCAACGCTTCTCTTGCAGCAAATCCTAATAACATCATTCTTACTTCAGGTTGTGGAAAGTGTGGAATATAATTTTGTACATATCCACCAGCAACATCAATATCACCTTGTGTAAAAAATCTAAAAATATTTGTTAAAAAGTTTTTTTCAGAATCAGATAGTTTTTTCTTCCAATCTTTTACATCTTCTAACATAGGCACTTCAGTGTGTAACCAATGAGATTGTTCGTGCTTTAACCATTTGTCATAAGCCCATGGATAATTAAATGGTTTAAAATATTGTCTTTCGTCTCGTAACATTACTTCTCCTCTAAACAGACTCGCTTACGCAAGTCAGATGTTGAAAATCTGTGATCTCTTTTATTGAAATACAGCTG